GATTGATTTCAATAAATCTACGACCAATCTCTTAACAGCAGTTGTTGTTAAAAAGGTCATCAAAATTGGTTTTAGAATCTTATACATAGAATAAATATGTGTTACTTTCCAAACATAGCTAAAATGCTAGTATTAGACAAGAATTTTTACTTTTATGGCTGAAGAGAAAGAAGAAAAAGAAGGTATTGATTGGGGTGATCTCTTTGGTCACGCAATCAGATTTCTGATTTTGACTTGGAGTTTATCAATGATGACTCTTGGATACATGGGCAAGGTAAGGATTGATGGAGCGTTTACGGCTGGACTCGTCAGTGGAGTGCTCGGAAGCTATGGAATCTCAGTAGGAAACAAGAAAAGTGGCACAGGTAACAATAATGGTCCTAAAATAATAGATAATAGTAAAAACAAAGTAGGTATCAAATGAAAAGACTACTACCTTTTATATTTCTTGTATCCGCACCAGCCTATGCGGACATGAATCACTCCATATCATCTAGTGTAAAATTTGAATCGCTTTCAGCAGCTAGTACGGCTGATAAAATTGGTTCGTCATATAGCATAAGCGGTAATAATGTTACAACTGTAGATTCAAACTCAGCAGCTACAATAGGCGGTTTTGGATCTACGACTTCAGGGGTTCCGAGTATTTCGTTTCCCTCTGCCACGCAAGCGACCAGTGGTGAAGCGTTCAGTTTCGCACAATCCTATGTGGAAGGAGATGCCACACCAGGTAGTGCTGTAACAGTAGGCACTGTGCCAAACTTCAGTGACCTTACTTCTACAAGTGCTGGTAGTGTAGGAACAGCAGCAGTAGCAATAGATAATCACACTATTACAATGACACCTGGAACAGGAACGGGTATCGTGATGACAGGTCAGTTTGTCGTTGATCTAACTATCGAATGAGGAGGCTACTTCTTCTTGGCTTTGTTATATCTGCTCCTTGTTACGCTGTACCAGTTATTCCAAATTTTACTCAGGGGTCGAGCACCAGTCGAACCGAGACTACCACAAATATTACAGAGACTATACGAACAACAGAATATAATTCTGGGTTTCTTTACTCCGTCACAGGATCAGGGATTCAGCATGACGGATCTTCTATTACTCCAGCAGCTACCTCAGTTAGTGAAACAATAAACGGAACGACTCATACATGGCGAGGATTAGATTTAGATCAAAGACCAAACTGGACTCAAACAAATCAGGGAGATGCTTTTCAGTTTACAGAAGTTTATCAAGCACCTGGAATGGAATCCGTAACCGACATAACTCGCACTATCCAAAGTACAAGCGTCACAGATACCACAACTATCTTCTCGCAATAAGTCTGATAGGTAATCCTGTATTTGCTAATGTGTCAAATACAAGTGCTCCTTCAGCAACAGCCAGTGGTTCAGTTTCTAACTTTGCGACCCAAGTTTTAGGTGGCCCGATGGTAGAAAATACATACGGAAATAATATCAAGTGTTCTGGACCACAAATGACAGTTAGCCCATTCGTCACCACTTCATTTAACCAAAAACGGCCACAGGACTACATTTATCATACGCCCGTGTACGATCCAACAGACGCAGATGACAATGGTGTGCCCGATAATCCAGGGAACGTACTCTACTATCAAGAAAACTACAGTGGTAACAAGGATTCTCTAGGACTTAACTTTGGATTCGCACTCACATTTAATATTCCGCTAGACAACAGATTTCAAGATTCTTGTTTAGATGCAGCTAACACACAAATAAATTTACAAAAACAAGAATTAAATGCAAAGATGCTCAACTATGAAATCGCAAGATTGAAAAATTGTGGAGAGCTAATGTTAAAGGGAATATATTTTGATCCTAAAAGTAACTTTGCAAAATTATGCGAAGGAGTTGTTGTTCAACCGCCTCCAAATCAAGTTATACCGCACACTCACAAATTTATCCAGTAGATAAGTCACGGGTATTAAACTCATCTACGGATAATTATTCTACATCTTTTTTCTTCTTTGTCAGCTTTTTTATCAGGTTTTTTACTAGGGGTTTGACAATATTAAGCAATAATGGAGTAGAGGCAGCAACAGTAGCAATAACAGCAGTACTAATAAGCTGTGGAGGATTCGGTATGTATTGCTCGATGAATTTAGTACTTTCATACAAGGTTATACATTCACTTCCATCTTCGCTTCTTTCATGTCCTATAACACGCTCCAGTTTAAATTCGTTACGATAATCTCCAACTCTTTGATCTTTTTTGCCAGGACAGGCAACAAAAAGCGGTTCATCTTTTTTCTTTTTTGGTTCGTATTTCGGAGGCTCTACCGTAGGCTGGACAAATTCTTGTTCCTGATTTTGGGGGGTTTCTGATTGCGTGTACTTAAATTCGTTGGGGTTGTACTGTAAAGGTTCAAAACTAGGAATACTGAAATTACCACATTCTGTATATGTACCATATTCATCTTTATCACTATCAATAAGACTTGTTAGGTTATTTCTATGTACTCTTACACAACCAGGAATATCAACTATAGGTTTACTTATATTATTTAATGTTTGAATGTCAGTTTTCCATACAGGTATTTCGTGTATCTCAACCTTATTTATCTTGATATTTGGTATATCAATCGTAGGCATCTCTTCGCTTATAGACTTCTACATACGAATCACATTTAGGACAGGAAAAGTTACTTACCATTGAATACTCCTGATATAAAACAGGTTGGAAGTCCTCTTCTATATCTGCATCAGCACCCCAGATTAGTTCAGTTTTACAGTGCCAACAATTCATTTGATGATCGGCATTGATGGGCCTGTCATTTCAGGCAAACCTTGATCTAATAATTTAGGCATCATACCCTGTACGTTTCCAAGAATCTCATTCATAACTTGAGACTTAAAATTTTCAGATGTTACATATTTGTAGCCCAGGTATGCTCCACCACTCATAGAAGCTACCATAACAAATGAGATGATACTCAAAATGTTTGCGATTTTTTGAAACATGGTTAAAGAAGTCCTTAATAAAATGGTAGCACCACTTACTCTGATGGTGCTGTTACTTCTTGTGGGGCTGATGCCTCTTTATCTGATGGCTGGACTTCTGCGGATGTCTCTTGAATCTCAAGAATCTGCTGTTCCAAAATCTTCATCGCTCCATTAATTTCATGCAAAGCAATAATAAGATTTTGCCTTTCAACAGCTAATTGCTGTAATCTTTCCTGTAAATTCATAATTTAGTAGAGTTTTTTACCAGCAGTGATAGCAGCATCTATATCTGTGAATGATTCTGATGTCCAGATAGAAGTCGTTCCATCAGTTTTTGTGTAAGCCTTGATGATTTCAAGATGCTCTACATTACGCTTGATTTTGTCTTTAAAATCAGCATCAGTTTCATCTGATGCTTGAGCAGTACCGATAACTGTTACGCTATCGCCAGCGTTTTTAAAAATCGTTGCAATTTCATCTGCGGTTTTTTCTTCCATAATAAAAAAGTAGTTGTTTACAGTTTACCCTGCTTCGAGGGCTGTGACTTTAGTTGATAATTCTTTTATAGCATTTACAAGAATCGGTACAAATCTTTCATATTTAAGACCATATTTCATGCCATCTTCAGTAAGGTTACAAATTAACATATTGTCATTACTATCACCATATCCGTTTGCTTTCTCTACTTCTAGT